ATTAATCAACAACCTCAAGCATCTGTACCACAGACTAAAGCAAATGAAGTAGATACTGCAAAGCTTAACCAGAAACGGAAAGCAGCAGGGTCTACAAAGAAAACTACTAGCAAGAAGACTTCGTCTACTCCGGATTATCTAAAGATGACCGATGATGAGTTTATGAAGTTGGCGGCTATTGGTTAAATTTAATAAAGCTTTATAGGAGAATATAATGGCTAGAATATACGGAACAGGTGGTGTCGCAATAGATGGCGTTACAACTGCTTCATCAATCGGTGCACAGACGCGTACTGATTTTTATTACAAAAAAGCGTTAATCGCAGTACGCGATAAGCAATACTTCATGCCACTGGCTGATGTACGTGCTATGCCTAAACATCACGGTAAGAAGATTAAACAAGACGTTTATCATCCTATCTTAGATGATAAAAATACTAACGATCAGGGTATAGATGCTGATAAATTAATCCAAGATAGTACTAAGTTCATGGCTTGGGATAAAGCAGGTGTTTTAAAAACTGGTGGTACTGGTTTTACTGCAGCAACTGCAACTACTGCTGGTTTCTATGCAACTTCAGGTAACGCTACTACTGCAGCTGCTGCCGGTGGTTATATTAAGCAAATGTATGGTAATATCTATGGCTCTGCTAAAGATATCGGTGTTATTGCTGAACGTCTTCCTGCATTATCTGAGACTGGTGGACGTGTGAATCGTGTTGGTATGACTCGTACTCAAATCGAAGGTTCTATCGTTAAACAGGGTTTCTTCACTGAGTACACTCAAGAGTCTTTAGACTTTGATTCAGATTCAGAATTGATGTCACACATCACTGAAGAAATGGTTGTAGGTGCTACTGAATTAACTGAGGCAGCTTTACAAGTTGACTTACTTAATAAAGCATCTAGTGCTGGTACTGTACGTTACACTGGTAGTGCTACTACTAAGGCAACTACTGCAGTTGTTGCTGATTATGATGACTTGATGAACTTATCAATCGATTTAGATAACGCTAAGTGTCCTAAGCAAACTAAGATTATTTCTGGTTCGCGTATGACAGATACTAAGACTGTTAATGGTGGTCGTGTAATGTACATTGGCCCAGATTTGATTCCTATGGTTCGTAAGATGAAAGGCATTGATACGTCTTCAGCTGTAGGTTCAGGTTTTGTTGGTGTAGAGAAGTATGCTGATGCTTCTAACATCCTTAACGGTGAGATTGGTTCAATTGATCAGTTCCGTATCATTGTAGTACCTGAAATGTTATTTGATGGTGGTGGTGGTGATAGTAGTAAAGACATCTATCCAATGTTAGTCGTTGGTGATGGCGCTTTCACTACTATTGGTTTCCAAACTGATGGTAAGACTGTGAAGTTCACTACTACTCATAAGAAGCCAGGTAAAGATATTGCAGACCTTAACGATCCGTATGGTGAGAAAGGTTTCTACTCTATCAAATGGTACTACGGCTTCATGGCATTACGCCCTGAACGTCTAGGTATCATCTGGTCTACTAAAGTTTAAATTTTAAACCTTTAGTTTTGGTAGCCCGTTAGCACGTAAGTGCGGTGCGGGCTACTTTAATTAATACATGATTCCCGGGAGGAACCTATGAACATTGAAAATATGACATCAAAAGAAATAAGCGATAAGCTAGCCGAACACGGTATAAAGATGCATTTTAATTCTAAAAGAACAAAATTAGTGGAAGCACTAAATAATATTAATAACAGTAATGAGGATACTAATATGGAAATACAAACAGAGACAGTTGAAGACATCAGTGTTACAGCAATAACTGATGATATGCTAAATGATTTTAAAATCAATGGAGTTGAACTAGAGGGCTTACGAGAGAAAAACGCATTAAAACTAATACGTGTAATTGTTAGACCTAATGATCCACTTAAACTTGATTCAACAGGTGATATCTTCTCATTTAGTAGTAACATTAATGATGGTAAACAAGCTAAAAAGTATGTACCTTATAATAATGAAGAAGGTTGGCATATTACTAACATGATGTATGAAAACATTTTAGCTGCTGAATGCCAAATTTTTAAAAAAGTTAAACGTAATGGGCAAGAGATAATGGTGCCTACTAAGATTAAAGCTTATAACGTAGAGGTATTGCCTGCATTAACTCAAGGTGAGATTGATAAAATATCAATTAGACAAAAATCAACAAGCTCAGTAGGATAATAACATGGCAGTAGCTAATACAGACTTAACCCAAGGAAGTGCCTTAACCACTAGTGCAGACTATGTAGTTACAGGTACTGGTATCTTTGATGACCTAATGGAAGCCGTAAACATCCATTTAACGCAACTGGTACAGGTAATCTAAATACTCAAATCACTAACGCAGAACCAACATAGGGTAGAAAAACCCAGATTTAATATTTACAGGAGATAGTATATGGGTGGATTTTTAAGCTCCATTTTAGGTATCATCTCTGATGTAGTCGATTTAATTGTCGATATTATAGAAACAATTGTTGACATTATCGTTGATATTGTTGAAGCAATTGTAGATGCAATAGCAGGTCTATTAGGTTTTGATTCTGACAGTCAAACTATTGAACAGTTTGAAGTACATAACCAAGCTTTATTTGAAGATCCAGATAGAACATCTCTTGCAGAAGTAGTTAAAAATTCTGTTATAAGAGATGAGGATATAGCCTCTAATATACTATTCTCTGAAGTATTCCAAAGTGGAAAAAAGAATATTCGTCATTTTGTTAATCACATAGATGATAACAAGTATTTTGAAGACTTTCCTACAGTACAAGCTAATATCATGTATATCGACTATACAGAGATTACTAGTGAGTTAAATGCAATACACAGTACACCTTGTACTATTGAATATGCATCCCTAGGTACACTGTTTGTACCTACATGGATTAAGTATTGGTTACAACAAAATAAAGGATATGATGTAACTTTAGGGTCTCTCACGTATAACAGCGTAACTTATAATGTAGATATTTATTCATCATCATATAATTCAGCTACTGATGATTACACTTTACAATTTTCAAATCCTAAAAAAGATACCTCTTTCTCAAATACATACGTAGGCACTCACCATAATTTAATAATTGCTGATACTATGTTTATGTCTAATGAGCTTGTTAGTAATAGTTATGATGCTGTGACATTAACACACACTATAGCAGTAGATAGTTCAACTGCTATAGTACCGTCATATAAAGTCCCAACTAAACCTACTGATTTACATTACATTGTTAACTATCATAAAGATAGTGCGCCTCTTTCTACAATACTATTTGTATATGAAGTTGGAGTTGGTACTTATCCAGATTTAGATGATCCAACTTTAGATTTTGGTGATGCTGGTAGTACTGCATTACGATTATTACCTGCAGTACCTTTACGTACTAATAATGTAAATTTTGATGCAACTGTATCTACTAAAGCTACCAAAATTGCTGACACAGTAAAAATACTAGGGTTTGAAGCAGGTGAAATGATTGATGCTGTTATGGAAGATGTAGCAGATGCAGGTATTACAGATTACAATAATAAAGTAGACCATGTATTTTTAAACTTTGGTGTAAAGATATGGGATACATCACAGATAGGTATAAATTATTTATATAGATTTATGTCGGTTCTTTATGCTAACCAAGGTACAACAGAAGGTACCTATAATGCTACACCAAGTGCTGATGAAAAGCCTTACAATAGTGTTATTGTTACTGCTAGTGACTATAAATATGTCTTTAAATTTGCCTATATTACATTTCAACATAACACTTTAGCAGAAGTTGATGCTGACTCCACTAGTCTTATAAATGCAGCTTACTATTCAAATTTATCTAAATTTACTTCAGGTGCCCCAGGTAATAATGATTTAATCAGTACCTATTATGTATCTTCAGGAAATCCTGGATATAACGTAGGATATAAAGCAAGTAATACAACTCAGGTTAGCGCGTTTTTAGCGGGAACACTTACACAAGAGAGTGGTTACACTGCTGAAGCAGCTAACTGGTTACAACCAACTCAACGTATTACATATACTGCTTCATTATTAAATGCTGATGGAACTACTAATAGTGATGGTGTAATAAAGCCTGACCTTGTATATGAAAAAGATTCTGGATCTGGAAATCTTAAATTAATTAATAGAGCTGAAGAAGTAACTACACATGGGCAGAACTTCATCTTTTATCAATGTGTTACTAATGGTATAAATGCTTATACCGTTCAAGCACCTATCAGTATGTTGCGTGTAGTAGACGCTGCAACAGGTGTATTTAAAATGGTTAA